TACCGTGAACTATCTCGCCGAAATCTGGAGAGGCAAGACCAACGGTAACAACGTTGTTGTGTATCTCGGCGAGATAGTTCACGGTAAGCCAAAGAGCACCAAGAGCGATCACGGCAAAGAGTCAATGACCGATTGGAAGTGGCACGAGATGGATAAGATTCCTTGGAAGGATCTTCGCGACTGCTGCAGGGAACCCATCAGCGATTTCGTGTCCAAAAGATTTGGAAAATCCCTCAAAGGTATGATCGCCTTAGAAACGCTGGAAAAGAACATCATTCGCCAGAAGGCCGATGCAGTATTCGAGGTTACCCACGGCGATGCTCTAAGGCTTGTCGGCAACGGCATGTTTAGAACCTTGCGCAGAATCGTAGAGGGCATGCAGGATGAAGATTTCAAGGATGTCACGATCGACACGTACACCATGAGTATCAGGAAGCACATGAGTGACGTTTATTCTGGTCGCGTCAATGACGGGCACAAGACAATATATCAGTTTACCAACAAGAGCTTGCCTGAGCTCACCGCAGCCTTAATGAGCGTGTTTGAGTGGTACATGCCAGAGGACGAGAAGGAACTTCACCTTCTCCAAGATGACTCCCTAGACGATGATGCCGTTCACGGCGGATTGCAGCATCTCATAGACGAGTACAAGCGTCACAACATAGGTGACATCTACGAGGAGATGGAGTCTATCCGCGAGACCATGCGCAACGGCATGGCTGTAGATCTTCAGCAGGTCGAAGGTCGAATCATGGGACTATTTGACAAGCTGGAAGAGGTTGTTCACGATGTAGCCGGCAAGCACAACATGCTGGCGCAGAACGTTGGAAAAGACATAGACGAGTTAGAGGCGAAACTTAGAGAGCTGCAAGGCAAGATCAACGAGCCAGCTCCAGGTCCTCAGGTTATAGAGGCATTCTCAGCTAATCCAGCTAACAAGGATAGGATCCATGACGAATTTTACTCATACTTATCTAAGCCAAGGATCGAGATATCGCCTAATGGAAAGATTACAATAAGCTTTGCGCAAGACTGGCAAGATTTAGAGAAAGAAAACTTCTTAAAGGACATGCGCGCTAGGGTGATAAACAAAGCGGGCAAGTCCAATGGCTAACATACTATTTGAACTTGAAAAGTTAAGAGTTACCCTGAGAAACAAGGGATTAGATGCCAGAACCGTGGAAACGATCGTTACCAAGGCCGGCAGAGAAATCTCAGAGGCATTCGAGGATCAGGGAGACTCGGCTATGCAGCTGGCGATAGAAGCTGGCGTCTCGCAGAGATCCCCGGAATTCATAAATGAGCTTCAGCTTGACCCAAACAGCATGGAGTTAAGAACAGAATCTGGCAACCTAGAATTCACCGATCCTCCGTACCCAATGCTCAGCAAGCTCCTGCAGAATGCTAAGCCCATGAAGGATGGCTCCGGCGTCTACAAGATCATTCCTGTCGGTAAGTCAAGCGATACTAGACCTCCGGTGTCCACCAACATCTATGACGCCATGAAGAAGGTAAACGCTGAGCGCATGGAGAACGCAAGAAGGCAGTACAGCGCGATAGTGCCGGGCGGTTCAAGAGCAACTCAGTTTAGAACTGCTACAAGCAAGCAGGATGCCAACACCCAGTGGGTAAAGCCTGCTAAAACTAAAGATTTTTCTGGCGAGATTAAGGCCATAAATAAGGAACTCGCTGACACGATGGAAGAAAAGATAAGAGACATACTGAGGAGCTATGAAGAGGGTTTTTAAGTCAATCTCAAAAACTTGTATTGAGTGCAATAGTGACTTCATTGCTCACAAGCAAACTACTAAGTTCTGCTCAGCGAAATGCAACAATCTCAATCTTTATAAAAACAGAGATGTTGTAGCTTATAATGCAAGAAAACGCAAAACCATTATGGGACCAAAAGCCAGAGCCAGACATTTTGAAAGATACAACAACGATGTTAACTATAGATTGACGTGTGTGTTGAGAGCTAGATTAAATAGATCTGTAAGATGTAATAACAAAACTGGTTCCGCTGTGCAAGATTTAGGTTGTTCTATAGAAGATTTTAAACTGTATATAGAATCTAAATTTCAGCCAGGAATGACTTGGGATAACTGGTCAAGGAACGGTTGGCATTTAGATCATAAAGAACCACTGGGCAGTTTTAATCTGGAAGACCCTGAACAACTTAAAAAAGCATGTCATTACACTAATCTTCAACCTATGTGGATTGAAGATCATAAGGCTAAAACGGTCCAAGATATAAGAAAAATTGGTGAACTATGCCGTGGGTAATGCCTGAAGTAGTTGTAAGAAGGTTAATTGACCTTGGGATAAAGGAGTTGAGGGCTAACAAGCCTGCGTTCGACGACTTGTTCCTGCAGTTTGCGGATCCCGAGCTCAACGTTGACTTCACCCCTGAGTACAGGGAGCAGATCTGGGAATGGTTTAGCACCACCAAGATTCCTGTGGTCCAAGCTTGGTCATTTAACGCTCAGAAGATACCGTGCATAAGCATCCACCTAGCGAATGAGACTGAAGACGAGTCTAAGGCCGCCATGAATGACTTAGCTGGGGTTGGGGAGCACTCTGACATCGGAACGGCTGTATTCACAGTGATGGTTGATGTTGGAATTCATGTTGCAAAAGGTGGAGATCATGTTATATGGCTGTACTACATAGTTAGCTATATACTGTTTAAGTACAAGCTCCTAGCTCACAAGTGGGGCCTCAAACTTCAAACTTACAGCGCCTCTGACTACAGCAAGGATGCCGATAAAGCCCAAAACAATATCTGGACCAGATGGGTTAGATTTAGGTGCACAACTCAGAACTTCTGGGCAGCAGATCCGCTCAGAACCTTCGAGCACGTTCACACTCACCCGTCGATCGGAAATCCTGTCTCTTGCGATGTTGCCACCAGCTTAGATGTCAACCCGCTATCGGTAGACAGGACTGCGAACAAGGGTGTAGTTGCCGAGCAAGTTGGGGAAGAGTGCGACGAGTACGACACCTTTATAGACCCGGAAGACATAGACATTTAACCGCTTAGGCGAGTTAATATTAAGTAAGGAGTAAGGTATGGCCAAGAAGAGAGAAAATGCACAGCCGGCAGCTCAAGAAGCACCTCAACCAATGAAGGTTGATTTTGACGCCTGGTGGGCTATGAACGAGAAGAAGATTCCGCTGCAGCACTGCAAGGAGATCATTCTCGCTGATTTTCGCGCTAGGGGGTTGTCTATGAAAGAGACGATGCAATCCTACCACGACGCACTTAAAATGTACGGCGTGAAACTCAAGTAACTAACTATAGCAACATGTTATAATTAGTATTGACTTAACTGACTTAGGAGATTTGCCATGGCAATCAACGTAACATTCAACGGAGCTACAATTTATAAGCCAGGTGCTTACTCTGAGGAGATAATCGACCTCGGCGGTGGTTTCCCTGTCGGACCAACGGGTTTGGTCGCCATCTTCGGCGAAGCGCAAGCTGGTCCTCCTGGATCCGCAGTTCCTGACCTATCCTCAAACGTTTTCTCACCAGATCAACTTCCTGCGATCCAAAAGCTTTACGGAAGTGGTCCTATCGTGGACGCTTGCTCGTTCTTGTTTGCGCCTGGCGCAGACGGAGCGATCCCAGGCGGAGCGCAGCAAGTATACATCTACAAGACAAACGCTTCTACGCAAGCTTCTTTGAACCTCGCAAATAGCTACGGAGAACTCCTAGCTAACGCGTACGGTCAAAGCGGAAATCAGATCACGTACCAAGACGTTGCTGTTCCAGCTCAGCCTGCGACGACTGAATCCACCGCTTCCTTTGACACCACCAACGTAGCGATCCAAGGATTGACGCTTGTTCTCCGCATCCAAGGTGCAGCGAGCTCGCTGGACAACACCTTCACGGTTCCTAACACTGTCGTGTCTAGAGCTACGCTACAAAGCGCTCTTAACGCTGGCGGTAACTGGTCGCAAGGTCTTCCTTCCGGCATCACCTTCACCGTAAGCGGTGCATCCGACGCGGCAGCATTCTTGACGATCGCTCAAAGCCTCGGTTCAAACCCGCAGCGCAACGGATACGGGATGAACTTCCAGCTAGTAAGCGGAAGCTTGCTTGCTTACATCCACATTGCAGCTGGATTGTACGTTTCTGAAAGTGAAGACATGTCTGTCATCACGATCAACAACAACGGAGCACTGACCTCAATGTCTGGCACTGTTGGCGGCAACATCACCCTTCTTCTCGGAAGAAACGGTGGCGTGGCTCCTCAGGTAACGATCAATGACACGCAGATGCTCTTGATCAACAACTCGATGCACGAGTACACGATCACTCTTGCGAACTTCCCATCGCTTTACGCCTTGGTTCAGTTCATCAACAGCAGCACCGGCGGAAACTGGTTTGCTCAGCTAAGCAGCACCCTTGTTGGACAGCTACCTCCAAGTGCCCTTGACCAAGTAACTGGCCTAGGAGCTGATGGTTCTAGCACGATCCTTCCTGCGCAGATCAAGAAGGATGCTTACGAAGTTGGACAGTTCTTCTCTCAGTCCGCTGATGTCAGCTTGCTAAACCAAGTCGATGTTGGTCTTCCTGACCCACAATCTGTTACCTACCTAGCAGGTGGTACCTTGGGCGGAACGTCTTCGGCAAGCATCGTTAACGCGTTGGCAGCCTTTCAAGCTATCCGCGTAAACTCTGTCGTGCCTCTCTTCTCGAGAGATGCAACTGCGGACATCGCTGACCTAATCACGGATCCAAGCTCAACGTACACCATCGACGCTATTCACCAAGCTGTTAAGACGCATCTCAGCTTGATGGCTACGACGAAGGAAAAATCTGAGCGTCAAGGTTACTTGTCACTCAAGGATACCTACTTGAACTGCAAGCTTGAAGCTCAGAACATGGCTGACGCTCGCATCCAGCTGGTCATCCAGGATATTCGCCAGGTTAACTCCCTAGGTCAGATCCAATGGTTCTTGCCTTGGGCAGGTGCTTGCTTGCTAGCAGGCGCTCGCGGCGGCTCTCCAGTTGGTCTGCCAATGACCTTCAAGTACTTCAACATGTCCGGCATTCGTCAGACTGCTCAGCCTCTGTCAACCCCAGAAGCTCAGATTGTCCAGGACTTCAATCCTGGAACTCAGTACGACGACGCCATCCAGAACGGCATCACCTTCTGGGAAAAGCCTCAGACTGGTGGCTTCCGCCTCGTGCTCGACAACACGACCTACGGTGCGGACGCTAACTGGGTCTACAACCGCGCTAACGTTCTATACGCTGCTGACGTTCTTGCCTTTGACTTCCGTAGTCAACTTGAGAACATCTATGTCGGCGCCAAGAACACGGTTTCTGCGGCCGAAGTTAAGAGCACTTGCGACAGCATCTTGACTAGCTACTTAGCTCAAGGGATCACGGTTTCGACGACTGATGCTCCTAACGGCTACAAGCAGCTTGTTGTTCAGATTGTCGGCAACACGATCAACATCTCCGTTGTTGTGAAGCTCGTTGAAGGTATCGACTTCATCTTGGCGACGATCACGCTGCAGAGAGCTTCTTCGACCGCGTAAGGGAATAGTTTATGGAAGAACTTATCAAAGCTTTCGCGAATGGTCAATGGACCATGGACGAGACCTTAGAAAAAGGTAAGGCCCGCAAGGAACGTAGGGCTGCTGAGCGTGGAGCTAAGGAAGTAGCTATGAAGAAAGTTCCCGTGCACGGCATATCACATGCTACAGCGGTCGCCGGACATGGCTATGATGTAACGCATCATGACTTGCGCACCGGTAAAAGCTCAACTGAGAGAAAAGACATTGGTTCTACTGGTATCCGTAATAGGGACCCAAACAGAACTCATAAACTTCATCTCCCAGCTCCTTATCAACCTATCCACGTATCTGAGGACACAGCTAATAAGGTTAAGGCTAAGGGGTCATTTCAATATGCACAGCTACCTAAAAGGTGGTTCTGGCACTGAAGATTAATTAACCTACTTTGTGGTATCTTTAAAGTAATCCACAATGTTGTGGGGTTAAATTCTAGGTAGCCAGAACCGAACTGGCAAAGGATAGTATATGGCAGGTAAAGTACCTTCATTCGTAACAGGCGCAAACGCCAAGATCACCGCAGGTGGCGTAACGTTTGCATATGCCGCTGACGTCAGCTACAACGTGGTTGTCGACACGGTACCAATCGAGACAATGGGTCGCTACGAGACAGTCTCTAACGAGCCAGTGAACTACTCGGTGAGCGGTGAGCTCTCAGTTGTTCGCTACACCGGCATCGCGCACGCCAACAACATGGCCGGCGCAGCTGCTAACGGTAACGGCCTCGGAAACGTAAACTTCAAGACCGGTGGAAATGGTGCAGACCAGATCAATCCCGGCAACATGCTCATCTCTCAAACTTGGGACCTGAACGTGTATCAGAAGGTTGCTTCTGGTAACCCAGCAACTACGTCCCCAGCAGAAACAAACACAGGAGCTCCCTCGAGCGGCGCGGTGATCACGATTACCGACTGCCGTTTCAACCGCAAGGCGGCTGGTATCAACAAGCGTGGAATTTTGGTCGATAGACTAAGTTTCGTAGGCATCTTAGCTTACGACGACAGCTTCCAAGCTGGTACGTCGGGAGATGTCGACCTCAGCTAATCATCTCAAGTTCAGTAAAGTCAATAGATTGGGCAGCCTTAGCGGGCTGCCCTTTTTATTTTCTGAGTTAACCCTGTTAGACTTATAATCATGGTATGGCCGGCGTAAGACCCTTTTTCGTAACAGGAGCAAATGCTAAGTTGAAGCTGAACGGCAAAACTTTAGCGTACTGCACAGACTTCATGTGCTCCATCCAGATAGCTCACCAGACTCCTAAGGTCCTGGGCATGTACGAGGGCGTCTCGGTCGAGCCTCTTTCCTACAACGTCTCTGGCTCGTTCAGCATCATCAGGTACGTTCACAACGCTGAGGCAAACATCGGCGGCACTCCTCCAAATGGGGTAGCCAGCAACGATGCTGGTAACGGAGTTGGCAACTGGGGATCAGTCTGGGGCGGCGGAGTTCTAGGCAACCTGCCTTCCATCCTGGGAAACCCATTCTCGGGCGGCACAGACGGAAGAGCTAACGAAGCTTTAGATCCTAGCACGTACCAGCAAGGAACAACGTTCGACATAGAAGTTTACCAGCATAACCCAAACGGCGATCCGCTGGGTGTTATCAAGGTTAGAAGCGCGAGGATCAGCAAGGCTGACTTCAGCGTGAACAAGAGATCTCCTGGCACAGATCACTTTGAGTTTGTCGCTCTCTACGTAGACGGCGACGCGTACCAAGCTAGACCGTCAGGAACAGGGCAGCAGAATAGTTAATTATGGCACCATCTACAGGTTTTGATAATAGTCCTGGCTTTGCAGAGAATCTAGTCAACAACGTTGCTAGCAACATCGCCGGCATATTCTCGCTGAAGCCAAATGCTAAGTTCATGAGTGGCGCTCGCTGCACACTCAAGGTGAATGGTAAGCTAGTCGGCTTCGCGTTCGGCATCAGCTGGAACATCAACACGCAGGTGACGGAGATCAATACCATAGACGACTACCTGCCGCACGAGCTAGCTCCTCAGAGGGTTACGTGCGACGGAACTATCTCCGCTCTTCATGTTCCAGGAGTTAGCGCTAACACGGAAAACTGGCAGGCAGATGTCCTGTCGTTCTTGTTTCAACCGTACATATCGATTGAAGCTAGAGACTCTGGAACCAACCAGATCATATTTGCCACGGATAAGGCCATGGTGGTGAGCAGAAGCGAAGAACTAAGAGTTGACTCACTCTCCAATGTTACAATTCGCTGGAGAGCCATTGGGTACATCGACGAGAAGACTCCTCAGGCACTTACGCACTACAACAACTCGCAGGCAGAAGCTATCGGCGCGAACAGCACCGGTCAGAATCCGCCTACCATACCTTCACTTCCTAACCTCCAAGTGCCAGCGTTTGGCAGTAGCTCAGTGCCAGCTGGCACTCCTCCAAACTTAGGCGTGAACACAAATCTGGGTATTTAAGTATAATCCTGCAGAGGTTTAATACATGGAACTACCAAAGAACGAAGCAACATTTGAAGTCGACATACTTGGGGAAACTACGTTCAAACATTACCAGGGACAGTTTACCTGCCGCTGCGTTCTTGCCATGGGACAGAAGCATGCCATGGAGCTGGAGAACACTCGTTTGCTTGGCAATCACGCTAACCCAACTGGAGACCTCAGAGGTCTTGCTATGATATTTTCCAGCCTCAGAGCTAAGATTATTGAAGCACCTGAATGGTGGAAGCAAAGTCTTGGCGGATCTACAATACAGGACGAGAACGTTCTCGTCGAGCTGTACGATCAGGTTCAGAAAGCGGAGATGGAATGGCGTCAGAAGGTGAGAGACCTAGCGAATCCGCCCTCAGCGGAATCTCAATCGCCGAGTCAATAAGGAAGATAGCTGCTCGCAATGCTAGAGCAAGTCTAGACAGCGACGAGCAACTCATGTTATTCCTGCAAAGCTGGTGGTCCAGAACTTACAACAGACCTCTGCTTGATCCTCTATTGCAATCTTACACGCTGGAGCAACTTCTATACGAGTTCTACGACCGCGTCGAACGACATGCTGCGGAAGAGGAACGTATAAAAGAAGTAGAGATAGAGCAAGAAGAGAACAAGGAAAAGGCTGATCTTGACTGGGCTGAGAAGATGGAGCAAGAAGATTTGGCCCAGATGAAAGCTAAAGCAGCCGCTGCCGAGGCCAAAAAGGTCGAAGACCCAACCAAGGATCCTGAGAACATCAAGTGGATGGAAGAGCAGATGAGGATTGCCAAGGAGCAGTTTGGCCAGTCATTCGGCGAGGACATAAGCGAGAACTTCGATGAAGAAGCTAGATAACCCGTATTCGATATACAGGTACGACAACGCCTTCGATCCAAAGTTTAGGGTTGACACCGCT